GTCGGGATGATTGGAAAGGCTCCTGTTTTCGATGCCATAACCCGGTAACCATTTCCGGGTTGTCTGCGTAAAAGATGCAGGGCATTGAACGATAGGTGTCTAGATGAATCTGACGAAAAGATGGGTAAACAAGCGCCAACCGGCTAAGCTTATTGCTAAGCGTAACCGTATCACCGATTGTTAATGGATACTTGATGTCGAAAGACTCAATATATCCATGCCCGTTATAATAATGGGCTCCACAACTTTCCCGGTAAACGTCGTAGATATGAGTTTTGTCAATATTAACGACAAAACCAGAACTTTCCAGATCCATAATGAGGGAATGCGCAAACTTGTTGGAGATAATTATGTCATCTCCGAAAACGCTCGCGCTTCGATCATATGACCTAGCCAACGCCAGCAAAATTAGGGACATCAATTCGAACGTAAAACCGTTCCCCATACTTGAAATCTTGTTGAGAATATAGAAATTCTCGTCAAGCCCAAGTGTCATTTCTGACCGAGAGTCTTCAATTAATTTAAAAACTCTCGTGGGTAAAAGGTATTTAACTAATCGAACAGATATGCTATCACTAGCATTTTTGAGATCGATCGTAGCAACGTTGGAGTTGCTAATCATCATCTGATGGTTAGTCGCGATGACGTTTAAATCGAATCCAATCTTCTGTAAAGAAGAACGGAGCCCTAATCCTACCTGACGTTGCGTCAGGATATTAGCCAAAGGTTCAATGCATATAGGACGATCCTTTTCATTATTTTTAGGGACCGTTGAAAACCTATTACCATTGACGATTGTGGTAACGCAATAAAGTTTAAAACAGAATATTTTAAATGCAGGATTCTTCCTTTGACGGAAGTAGAGCCAGCATTTTCTGTTCCATTCTCTAATATGTTGACCACGGCTGACTAAAAGTCTAGCAAAACGTCGACGAAAGGCGACCTTCAATCCTCGATGGGTATAAACTATTTTAGCCCACATAAGGAAATTGTCGGGTGTGCAAGTCCATTCACTTTTTGACAGTTTTGACTCGATCGAGTTAAAGCCGTCAGTAGCGACGAACTCACTTCCGTTGGTGAAACTAACGGGACCTAAGGAGAAATCCTTAAGCCAACGCCTAATCGTTAATCTTGCTAGAGCCCAGTTGGGGTTGAATAAAGGAGGCATTTTCAGCCGTAAGGCTTTGTCGAAGTCAATCCAATTATCCCAGCACGCTTTCCTGCGTGCTAGCTTCTTGGATTTATCGGGGAACTCCAGTTTTGCTGAGTATCGCTCTTGAGCGAAGTTCTCTGCGAAGGTTATAGGACCAATTGGTCTGACTACT